AAAAAGTCTACTTCTTTTTGGCCTAGAACCCTGGATACTCGCGATAGTGTGGCATTTGCGCCTTTCGCTGCTTTGTGTAGAGTAAGTCATGGTAAGATCTGGCGTCTCTTTCATAGCTGGGCTAAAACGCACCTCTACAGATTTCGTTACTTTGCTTAAAGTTCTAAAGCAATAATTAAAATAACTACGACAGTAGGCTGTGACATCTAAAGGCACCGTGAAACTGGTTTCTAACCTAGAAGCATCTGTCACATAGTTGGCTATGCCTGGGACAGCTGTAGGTAATCTGAGATTACCGAGATCGAAGTGCTGTTGGCGGTCATCGCCGAGTATAATAGCTTTCTTTGGTCGACTAAGAAGAAACCAAAGGACCCTCGGATCGAGAGCAAAAGCCTCATCTATAGCAATGACCATATCTTCCGTGATTGTGGCGATTGCCCTCGCGAACGTCATTGCTTGTGGTAATTTGCCACCGTCCACAAGCATCTTTTTTATAGTTGGATCTCCTAAAACTTCAGCTTTCAATTTGTCATTATATTCATCTGCCAAGTGCTTGGTGGGCGTGACAATAGCGTCAACAAAGTACCGGTCCTTTATTATTTGCTTCCTGAGCCATGAGCTTTTACCAGCCCCAGGGTTGCCTAATACTGCTTCAAATTCCAATTGTTCTTTGAGGACTGTGTGATCTAGCATCGCTATGGCCCTCTCGTGCGATTTGTAATATTTTGAGTCCCTAGGCTGCTTTAAATCGGCTTTGAGTCGCGCCATTTCCACCTGCGCGTCGGCGCTTGTACATTGGTAGGTGTGTTTAGAGGGAGTCACCTCTCTGAGCAATTTAGGTACGTAAACATTCTTATGCCAATGGCCGTAATAATATTTATGTTCCGGCAGCTGGTCAAATGAAATGATCTTACCAGCCATCGCGGATGGAAATCTGTAAGGATGTCTGCATTCGCCGATTTCACACAAGCAGATGTTACATCCCTCCACTTGTTGTCGCGTGGGTTTCAGACGCTTCATTGCACTCGCTATCCATATCAGGGTGCATTTGAGCTTGCGTTTAAGTCTAAG